ACGTTTCCTCCAAACGAGCTTTGTATTGTAGCCTTTTGAATTGTCCAATACAGGGATAGAGCTTGGTGGCACGAGAGAGCATGTTTGCGTCACGCGTGGCAAGAATTCGTCTGAAACCGTCAACATATACATGCGATATTTCTCAAGCGCTGCCTCAACAGCCTCTTTGGTCTTCCCCCCGTCCACATCTCGTAAGAATGACATCTGTTTGTACTTTACCACCCGGACCCCTCCCGTGTTATAATTTAGACTGTGTGCGAATTGCCTCTTTTTTCATCCTGGCCGGGGAGAAGCCCGGTCTTTTTTTACGCCTCATTATATATTCCCCATAATAAAGTAGGTCTAATATACCACAAAACCAAGCTCCATCACTTATAATAGTTCCATTTTCCTGTGTTAATTTAACTATTAAATTGCTAATATGAATTTTGTGTATCGACAATATTCGACAATTCGTCAAAATAGATGGAGGTGTACAATGCCAAAAGCAACAGTCCTTATTGCTGATGATTCCATGTTTATGAGGAACTTAATCAAAGATCTTCTGTCTCGTCATGGTTATCAGATTATAGCTGAGGCGTCTGATGGTTACAATGCCGTAGCTCTTTACGGAGAAAAACATCCTGACATTGCGATTTTAGACCTTATTATGCCTAAGATGAATGGCCTGCACGCCCTAAAACAAATCCTACAAATTGATCCCAACGCTAAAGTTGTCATGTGTTCCTCAATGGGGCAAAAATATCTTACTATTGAGGCGCTCCAAATTGGCGCTAAAGATTTTGTTGTTAAACCATATATTAATGAGTTAGTCTCTGCTCTTAATAATTTGTGCAACCAAAAAGAATCAAAATAAGCTGTTATTCCTGGTATACATCCACGCCTCTTTTTCATATTTTTTACAAAGCAATGAGGGGGGAAGACGATAAAATGGCCTTTATTGAAATCTTCGGATAGTAGTTGTCGATAATCTTAAGCATAAGTTTTCTTATCTCCGTAAAATCGCTTCTTAAAGATCCTAATAAAGAAGACGCCCCCTCAGATCAGTAATAAATGTCTTTAATTATTCAATTTATTAGGTTTCTCTGGCCCGATTAACTTCGGGTCTTACAATTTTTTTGCACACTTGAGATTCTATATCATGCCGTTCTGTTCTTTCCTCTTCTGCAGTATGAAAGTCAGATAATGCTCCCGGATCCTCGCTGCTGTTTTGGGCCCGATCCCCGGGATCTCTTCCAACTTGCCGAGCCACTCCATCATCAATTGCGTGTCTAATTCATTTTGCTGTTTGGCTCCTGCTTCAAATCCGCGATTCCATGCTGTCATTACATGCGGATGAGAGGGAGAAGAAATTTTCTCCCTCTCACGCTTGATTTTGCGCAGTGATCTACTCATTACATCACCACTTTCCAGCCTTTCTTTAATCGGCTGTTCAACTCACATTTTTGCAACGGCTCATATCGGTAGACAGCCTGTCCGTCTTCACGTCGAAACAACAGATACCACCTCAACCGGCGCTTACGCTTGCTCATGACATATATTCACCACCTGTTTCGTCTCACAATCTCAAACACTCTTTCCTGATCCTCAAGCGATCTCCATACCCAATGACGTCCTTTTTCCTCATCGCGTTCAAACCAACGCGTCACAAAATCTCGCCTGCGTGTATATCCGGCACTCACACGGCCGTCACGGTACAACTCTACGCGCACGCATTCATATTGATCGCCACGGCGAATAATTGCTGAATAATCCTCGCCCCAGTCCCAAACGAATTCCTTTGCATATCCAAGTGCTTCCCATCCCGGAAAAGCCCCCTGTATCTTGTCCAAAATCGCGCTATTGGCTTGTTGCCCATTCTCAATGAAATCGAAAATGGTCAACTGATTCATTTTTCGTTCAACCCCATCAACTCTAAGAGTCTTTCCAACTTCATCACCACAAGCCAGTCTTTCCGGTCTGCTTTCAAAGCCAGCGCGTCCGGCTTCTCTCGTTCATCCTCAAGCCATTTGTAGAGCGTCTGGAAGCCGTTTTTCCTTGCCTTTACCTCGAATCTCAGTCCTAATCCTTCCACATCATTCCCGAATCGACCACCCGCCGCCCCACTCAAAGGGATTCGTTCCCCTTGAATGATTTTGGCGAATTCACGTTCTCTGCGTTGTCCTTTGTTTCGTGATTTTCGTCCGCTCATTGCTCCCTCCGTACCTTATCCAAAGTCTTTATCTGCCCTTCTAAGGCGTTTTCCTCACCTTCGGGTACTTTCCTATTACCCTCGCAAGAAAAACGTCGTATAAGCCAAAATACACGGTTTACGAGTGTGTTAATTTTTAAGCCTCATCAGTGCAAGGATATATTTCAGTCGATCATAATCCAGTTCCCCGATCTCACGTCCTTCATACTCGTGTATCCCCATCTCGATAAGCTGGTTGATGACATGTTGGCGTTTAAGATCTTTCATGAACTGCACCTTTTCATAGAGAATACCCAACCTGATCACCTACTTCCCAAACTACATTCTCTGTGATTCCCAATCGTTCATACGCCTCCGCCAATCGCTTGCGAAACACCTGCATCTCGTGTTCGTGCTCTCGCCGGGCCTTTTCTGCGTATTCGCAGTCGCAGGATGCCACTAACCATGCTCCGTTCATCACTCTTGTGTATAGCCGCCCCGTTCCGTCGCATTTCACGCACATGTTTTATGCTCCTTTCAGCCGGAAATCTTCGCCTTCTACTTCCAAGAGGTATGAACCGCACTGCCCGAGCAGCCGACTGGCAGCTGCATAGCCGATTTTTTCACTCAATGTCCCTCGATCCTCATTGCTGTTGAACACGATTGGCTTTTGTTTTCTGTAGCGTTCGTTAATGATCTGATAGTACAGAGCTTCTTTCGCCTCCGACCATTTCGCTTTGCCAATGTCGTCCCAAACCAGCACATCCGCGTTGATTGCTCCGTATAGCAGTTGGTTCAACGTCTCGCCTTCGTCGTTCATCATCTTGGCTTGAATCAGCTCGTCCATGAATGCGACATCTGAAACGACGAGTACATTGAATCCGTCTTTGATCAGCCGTTTGGCTAGCGCAATTTGCAAATGCGTCTTCCCTACCCCAAAATTGTTGTGCATTTGTTTCATTTCAGCCCGTTTGCCAGCCGGAAGCTCTCGTAATCGCTGCTCCCCAACAAATGCGATAAAGCCAAGGTTGTGCCTCGCAATCACTTTTTCGCCGTTTTCCTTCTTGAACTCATTCATATATTCAAGTGTCACATCATACATCGATTGCTGATACTTCGTCACTCGCTTGAAATTCTCGAAATTCGCATGAACAAATTCATCGGGAATGAGTGCCTGCTTGAACCGCCGTTTCCACGCCTTCCGTTCCCGGCATTCGCAAGGTCGGGCGAATTCATAACCACGCTCGTCTCGATAGAAGAGGAATTCGGTATCTTTGCATTGGGAGCACTCATAGTTATCCCTTCCACCCCCAAGCTCGTCTGGCCGCTTCGGCTTCTCGGAGGATTTGTTCATATGTCTTTCCGCCTTCTGCTGAAGGTCGGCTAACACCTCGGTAATGCTTGCGAATCGTCGTGCCATCCGTACCCTCTCCCTCTTTTTGCTCGTGATATTTGCTTAGCAACACTTTGCGCACGTATTCGAAAGAATGAATCTCGTCACCGTTGAATTTCGGTTCATACTCGTCAAACACTTGATCCATCAGTTTGAGAATGTCATCCATCGGGATCTGCTCTTGTAGGAGTTTTTCTATAGCTGCTTCATCTTTAGGAGAAAGTGATAACCCTTTTCCTCTACGCTGGATGTATCTATTGGCAATTAATTGGAATGATTGATCGATTGTACGATCGTTGCCTATATAATCATCATCATCTATTTTTCTATCAGTTATATTTTTTATATCTTTTATATCTTTATTAGATAGGCCAGATGTGGCCGATCTCTGTGACAAAAGTGGCCACTCTCTAGATTCAGACCGGCCATTTTTGGCCACTCTCTTGTCTCCAGATAGGTCAGATGCGGCCACTCTCTCATTTAGGGACAGGCCATTTTTGTCCGGTCTGTTATGATAAGCGAATTTTTTTGATTTCCTAACCCTGTAAATTTCTCCGTATGGTGCTCGAATTGATTCAATATAGCCCTGTTCTTTAAGACGGGTGATATTTCTTCTGACGCTTCGTTCGCTTGAGCCCAAGTCATCGGCGATTTCTGCCAATTTCACTGGCCTTCCGCCGAGCACGATGCCCAACGTTTCTCCTTCTTCCTGCACTTCCTTGGTTACTTTGGAGATAAGCCATAAAAACTCCCATATGGCTGGTCCGATCCGTTCTCGGTGTTCTGGGGTGAGAATTCCCGTATAAACAGGGAAATAAAAACTGTCGGGCATCGTATCACCTCGGCTTTTCTATTTCTTGAAGCATATCGCAAGCTCGTCAATTACACGCTTGACGGTAAATCCCGGGTATCTGCGCATATACTCTAGTACCAGCTGTTTGAAATGCTCCTCATCCTTGGCCTCCTCCCAGATCCATCTTGGGAGGAGGACCTTATATGTGGGCTGATTATTCAGCATCGAAGACGATCTCCCCTTGTTGAGGCGTCTCTTCTTGCGGCTGCGGATCGATCACCTCGTATGCCTCGGCTTCGATGTAGTCAACTGGTTCCGGATCAGCTGTGATGTCCTTCTTCACTATCTCGTCTTGCACAACAGCTTGCTGGATCTCAATAGAAATCGGTAGGTACTTCCACATATGTCGGATGACAGTCTTTTTCGCCATTTCCTCGTAGTCTGTGACCCATGGACCATTATTCGCCGCTTTAGAGCGCTTACGGCGTTTCTCAATCTCCTCTTTTGACATAAATTCAAATTGATAGCCACCGTCCTTGAAATGAGCGACCGCGTAGGCTCCGATGAATTCACCACGATCTCCACTCATACAAGGCTTATGTCTTAATTTCGGCTCAAGGCCCAGTTCATAGTCGAATTCATCATTGGAGTACACTGCATGAGCGTAGATATTCACGATCTGCCCCGACCGACGTGCCAAATCAATCATGCCTTTATAGCCAATGATGAATTGAACATCTGTTTGACCTGTCCGTCCATTTTTGAATGGCACTAAGTAGCAATGTCCGATGAGTCCTGGCTCTAAACCAAGCTGCGCTGCTTGCATAACCGCGCCAAGAAGAGAGGGAACTGAACATTCCAACAGTTTCGGATTGGTTCGAATCGTCGTCAACGCAATGCGCGCCATCCGATCGGCATCCATGTGTTTCGGCAGGGCTTTTTCAATCTCCGGGCCCATCTTTTTCAGATATGCCGCAATCGTTTGAGCTGGAGAAGGAGGAGCCGTCTCTGTTTTCTTCGCTTTGTTTGCAAGCTGATTTTTTAAAGATTGATTTGTTGCCATACATATGACCTCCCTTATTTAATTGCAAAACGACGAGATATAGATGCTTTAGTCACTTCTTGATAAATGTCCGGATACTTCGCTTTGAGTAATTTCGTATCAACGCGATGACTCACAATGTTTTTCCACGTCACCACGCGATCTCCGGCAAATGCTCGCTCGTACTCTCCTAACATCGCCTTAAGCTGATTCTCTGCTTCCTTACGCCGCTCAGCTGCTTCTGCCTCCTCTTGTTTGGCCTGTTCATATTTAGCGATCAGCTCAACAGCGCCCGGGGGAAGCTGGATCTCTTCGTCAAACTTGGCTGTCGGGTACAGTGCTTTCAGCAAATCACTAGACGCCTCTGATCCATCGAACATCGGCGGATTTTTCTTCAGTACGTGATTGTTCCAAAAGTCTGATTCGATCTGAATGAGATATTGAATGATCTCTTCATCACGCTCGATTTTCTTGTAGATGAACTTATTTCCACCAATGAGAACTGCAATCCACCAAGAATCAAAACCTGTGACGGCCATGTAATGCTGACATTGGATGAGATACTGTGCCGGAACCTCATTGTCTTTCCATTCCTCTTTAAGGTGTTCGCTGGCCGTTTTACACTCAAGTCCCTCTTTTCGACCAACAATAAGACGGTCAACGTTTGCTAACATATGAGAGTGTTCTGGATGCTGCAGAATCGCATTTCTGCGTCGCACTTTGAGACCTGTTCGTTTGCTAAATTCTTGAGCAACGACATCTTCAAGCACTGTTCCCCAATACGCGGCTTCACTGTTCAAGCTTTCTTCCGAGGATTGTCCGATTTTTTCGAAATACACAGCCACAGGAGATTTCCATTTGTTCAGCCCAGCAATGGCGGCCGCATCCGAGCCGCCAATGCCTTTCTGTCGCAACCGCAACCATTCAAGATGATCCATGTTTGCCGTTTCTGCTAAGACGATCGGCTTCATCACAGGATCACCTCGTCGTAATCGGTAATTTCAAGGAGGTGCTCTCCTAAACAAACGGCATCGCAGAACAACTCGCCCTCAAATTGAATCGCTTCGCACCCCTTATATAATTCAGCACCGCAGTGCCGGCACTCACCGGCTATTTTGTATGATTGACGCAAACCGTAAGCAAAACGATCAAGATTCATAACTGATTACCTCCCTTGTATTTGGAAGGTCGGTGAAATATAATGGAATTGGCGAGGTAATATTCACCGACCTCTTCTTTTGGTCAAACGGTTCTGTTCCCCAAGCAGAACCGTTTTCTGTTTTTCCATTGCCGATAGGCTTCATTTTCAAGCAACCAAAAACGTTCTTCCCAGGACATCTGCAACCATTCACGAACTTTGATCATCATGACGACATCTGGCCGCACAAACTCTTTCTCACTTCGCGAGTTTTCCACACACGCGACCAAACCTGTTGTGCCCCTGCTGCATCCCCACTGGCTTCAATTACTTCCGATAGGCCAATCAGAAAGATCTCCTCTCGTAGCAACTGCTTATATCGCTTTTTGCGAAATGTTTCTCTGTTTTGTGAAAACACCATTTCACCTCCTTTTGAGACTGAATCGATCCGGATATTTCTTCATCGCCCGGAGCACCGTACGGAGCGTCACGATGCTCTCATGGTTGATTTTTCCGTCTATAAATGTCATCTCTACGATGATGTTTCTATCGAGGTCCAACAGGCTGATCATGTACATCGGTTCTGTTACCGTTTCAAACTCCATCATGGTTACCTCGATCAGCTGAACATCTTTGTAACGACTTGTGATTTCACCAGCAACACACGCCGGCAACTCATCAAACGATAGTTTTTTGATTTGCATGAGTGTCCCCCTTTTTCGCGAATATTTCTCGAAAATGCTTTTGCAAAAACTCCTCCATCTTCGAAGCAATGAAGCACCATCGCTCACCTTTTCGCTCCGGGTAGTACACGAAACCGCCGTTTTCAATGTCGAGCATCGATTTATAGCGAGGATGCAAGAGGATGTTCTCTTTAAGCCAATCCTCGCTGTATCCAGTTCGTTCCTTGAGGTCTTGCATGGACCACCAGACTTTGTTTTTCACTTCCATCCCCCTCACCTCCTTTCAAGCCGTTTCTTTCTTCAGCAACAACCGGAACGTCTCTCGTCCTTTTGGCGTGATTAGCGTCTGAACGTCTGCCTTTCCGTTTCGCTCCCACTCTTTCAACTCGAACAGTTCTGGGATATATGCCGCGTAAGGTTTGAGTTTCCCTTTCTGATCCCGATATACAAATTTATTTTGAAGAAGCCAGTTGATGAAGAACCGTTCTTTGACTTTCAACTCTTTCGCTGTGTCGCGAAAATTCGTCAAAAGGTTTCGAGCGACTAGGGCATCAAAGTAATCCGCTTTCGCCTTCATCGCGGCGATTTGTTCGTTTTGTCGCCGCACTGTTTCTAGTACACCACGAAACACCATCTTTGTTTGTTCGTCCACGAACGGAAGATACGTATTGATGAACATTTCATCATTCGAAACATATCCCCCAGTTTTACGGATGGTTGGGAGGACTTCATGTGTCACCCAACGCTTGAACTGCTTTGCTTCGGGTTTACGACTTCTCAAAACCAAGTTGTAAAGTCCAGCTTCATTGACACACAACATTTGTTGTTTTCCTCCAAGGGTGTCGGTTAAAACTACACCCTTTTCGTCTTCATCTAATCTCCCTAAGGCATCGCGACTGTTTTTGATATCGAGAACACTGCACACATCTTTTGCGATAAACCAAACTTCACCGTTTTTGATGATTGTTCTAACCTGTGTTTCACCATAAGTGAAAACTTGCGGGTTCATTTCCCTTCTCCCTTCCAATTATCATTGACTGCATGTAACGGATCATCTAAAAAAATATATTCTTCAAAGTCTAAACCATTTTCATCGCAATACTTTTTAAGTCTTCCTAAAAACTTTGGTCCTGCCATACTCTTGGAATTTAGAACCCTGTACAAATGGGCAACATCAAGATTCAGCATTCTAGCGAATTTGCGATATCTCCCATTTGCTCTTTCTTCCATTAATACTTTCACCTTGTCTTTGTTAACGTACACTTTATCACTCCCTTCCGAGTGTTGTATGTAGTCAATATTGTTTTCATGTAAAATATAACATCTATTATTACATACAGTCAATACTTTTTATGATTTTTTACTTTTCGTTGTTTACAAACAACAGAATATAGATATAACATTGATTTTAGACAACAAAAAAATGGAGGTTAGATACATGTCTTTTGATAAGCAAAGATTCGCAGAGCTACTGGAAAAGGCAAAAGGGAATAGGTCAATAAACCACTATGCTCAAAAATCAGGTGTTACATCCGCTCATATATCAAGGTTACTCAGATGCTTATTAGACAGCCCTCCCACACCTCAGACAATAAAAAAGTTAGCGGATCACGCTCACAACGGAATTACTTATGAGGATCTAATGCAAGCCGCCGGATATATCGCTGACGATACTAAAGAACATCTACCTACCCTAACGGATAAAGACGAGCGCGACATCCAAAAGGAGCTGGAAAAGATCATCAAGGGGCTCAAGACAGGAAGCGGTTTCGCTGCATTCGGCGGAGTGGACATCGACGAACTCGATGAAGAAGATCGGGAACTACTGATCGCATCTCTGGAAAACTCGCTCCGCCTCGCTAAGCGCATCGCAAAACAAAAGTTCACGCCAAAGAAATACCGTCAATAACTATCTCTAGGGGGGTTCGCTATGGCTGAGAAGATCAAACAGATCGTAGAGAAATTAGTCAACAGGCACGGCACGAACAACCCCTTTGAGATCGCATCACAGAAAGGCATTGTGCTGTTGTTTGAGCCGCTTGGCGGGACATACGGGTATCATCATACATTTCGCCGGATTCAGATCATTCACATCAATTCAGAGTTGGACGAGCCGATGAAACGCTTTGTATGCGCGCACGAGCTGGGGCATGCAGTTCTGCATCCCGAACTTAGCACATCTTTTCTAAGGAGAAACACACTTTTCTGCATGGATAAAGTGGAAAGGGAGGCGAATGAGTTTGCCGTGGAATTGCTTCTGTCGGATGATGTGCTTTATACATATCGCGGTACTGATGCAACCATTTATGAAGCCGCGGCGGCGTATGGAGTCCCTGAGGAGGTGGTGCATCTAAAAAAATTTTGACCTCAAACCAAACATACATTCTGCATAGGGAGGGAGAAGACATGGCCAGCATCCAAAAAACCAAAAGCGGCTGGCGCTATCGTGTTTCCTACAAAGAAAACGGAAAATATAAAACGAAAACGAAAGGAGGTTTTCGGACGAAGAAAGAAGCGGAGCTTGCGGCCGCTGAATTGGAGAAACAACTTCACAAAGGCTATGATATTAATGCCGCAGATCAGCTTTTCCCTGAATATATGCGGAATTGGTTCGAGCTGTACAAAAAGGGGAAACACAGTCCAGAGCATGATAAAAATGTGGAATACTCCGTTCAGCTAGTCGAGGAATACTTTCCAGGGGTAAAGATGAAAGAACTCACAAGGGATATGTACCAGAAGTTTATTAATGAAATAGCGGAAACGAGAACGACTGAAACCGTCAAAAAACGTCATACTTACATCAAAGAATGCATTAAAGCTGCCATCGAAGAAGGAGTGATCATTCGCGATCCTACCTATAAAGTGGTGGTGAAAGGGAAGAAAAAAGGGAAAGACGAGGAACTAAAATATCTAAACTATCAAGAAGCGAAACAATTGATTGCCGAAATCAAAAAAGATATGCGCCCGAAATATATTTCACGGTATATTATCCTCTTCGCCCTGGCAACTGGCGCACGTTTTTCGGAAATATTAGGGCTCACATGGGACTGCATTGATTTCAAAAACAGAATGGTGACGATCAATAAGACTTGGGACTATAAATTTACGAATGATTTCGCCGATACGAAAACCTATTCATCGAAGCGAACCATAAAGATCGATGAAGACACCTGCAAAATATTGAAAGAACTGCGGAAAGCACAGAATGAGGTGGCCATGAAAACCGGATTGAGGAACGAGAAAAATCTTGTTTTTGTGAACACGAAGATGGAGTTAGTGTCCAATAACGCTGTTAACAAAACACTAAAAACGCTGTGTAGAAAACTTGGTTTAAAAGAGGTGACGATGCATTCCTTGAGACATACGCACGCTTCGATGCTGTTATACCGGAAAGCAAACATCAAATATATCTCAAAGCGTCTTGGCCATAAGGATATAGGGATCACATTGCAGACCTACTCGCACATTTTGGACGAGCTGGAACAAGCGGAAAATATGCTCCTCGATCAAATCATGGATGATCTATATCATGCAAAATAGCCGTGCAAAATTCGTGCAAAATTTTTTCGGATTCTATCGTTTTTTTCGGGATTTCCTGAAAATGAAAAACGACCGCAAACGCGGTCGTATCAAGGCTTCCACGACTTTTGACCGTGGGCTATCGAATTCCAAGGATGCCGATGGTGGGAGTCGAACCCACACGGGGGGCTACCCCACACGATTTTGAGTCGTGCGCGTCTGCCAGTTCCGCCACATCGGCGCGACATTTAACATTATATCATATCATTATTAGCTTGTCAACACTTTTTTATTAAGTGGAGGCGGCACCCGGATTCGAACCGGGGGTAAAGGTTTTGCAGACCTCTGCCTTACCACTTGGCTATGCCGCCTCGATCGAGAGCGGAAGACGGGACTCGAACCCGCGACCCCCACCTTGGCAAGGTGGTGTTCTACCACTGAACTACTTCCGCATGATTGGCTGGGGTAGCTGGATTCGAACCAACGCATCACGGAGTCAAAGTCCGTTGCCTTACCGCTTGGCTATACCCCAACACTGAAGGCAAAAGGGCGACTAGTGGGAATCGAACCCACGCATGCCAGAGCCACAATCTGGTGCGTTAACCACTTCGCCATAGCCGCCATAATGATCGTCAGAATGGCAGGGGCAGTAGGAATCGAACCCACACCGGAGGTTTTGGAGACCTCTGTTCTACCATTAAACTATGCCCCTTCATTATGGTGGAGGGGGACGGATTCGAACCGCCGAACCCAAAGGGAGCGGATTTACAGTCCGCCGCGTTTAGCCACTTCGCTACCCCTCCACGGAATGGTGCCGACTGCAGGACTTGAACCCGCAACCTACTGATTACGATTCAGTTGCTCTACCAATTGAGCTAAGTCGGCATATAAATCATAAGATGATTATATTCTATTTATTTAGTGGTGGCTCGGGACGGAATCGAACCGCCGACACAAGGATTTTCAGTCCTTTGCTCTACCGACTGAGCTACCGAGCCCTATGTAATTTTTTTATTTCATAGCTTTGAAATGATGGCGGTCCCGACGGGACTCGAACCCGCGATCTCCTGCGTGACAGGCAGGCATGTTAACCACTACACTACGGGACCATTTTGGTTGCGGGGGCAGGATT